GAACTATCGCACAAAATACTGATATTGGTGCAGCTACAAGCGGCGTTGTTGGTTCATTAGAAGGCTTCACGTTGGTGGAAGATTCAAATGTAACAGCAGGTAAAGTATCTTGCTTCGGCGTGAACGCATTGGGTAAGGCTGTCGCTTCTACTCCTGCTCTTAGAGTTGTTGAAGGTAATGACAATCTTGGGCGTTCAGTTAACGTAGGTTGGTATGGAATCCTAAAATATGGCGTGATAGATGAAAACGCACTACGCGTAATCACTGGGGCATAACATGGCAAAGGCAGGTAGCAAGAAGGCAGAAGCCAAAACGGTATCTGCCGAACCATTAGTCGCGGTACGTGATGGTAGTCATATGATTGACGGCGTAACGTATGCGTTCAAAAGTGGCGAGGCTGTTATTGCAACCGCTAAACACGCGAAGGCTTTAAAAGCACTCAGCGCATTTGGTGGTCAGTAATGGCTTGGTCGCTTACGAATGCTGATGTTATAACAGCACTTCCGATTCTTGCGGATTTCTATGAGAAGGCAGATGGTGGCTCAACAACTACATTAACTTGCAAACGACTAACGTCGCTTCAGGACGATGAGATTGTTGGCGCAACTATTGGTTTTATCAGTGGAGATAATGCAGGAACGGATGCTGTTGTATCAACCTATTCTTCAGCAACGACAGCGACATTTGGATTTGATGCGGTGTCAAGCTCAGTGGATTCGTCCACAGGGTTTGGCATCACTCTTATTTCTTGGAAAGTTTATATTGATAGAGCATTTTCAATCATTAAAAACGAACTTCGGAACAAGGGTTTAGACATTGATTTATTCAAGACAGTTTCGCAGGTCAAGGAATTACACCTGTTGAAAACGGTTGAGTTAATCTGCTTGTCAAAGCGTCAAGATGCAAATGCTGATGACGTATTTCATGAATCTTATTTATCTTTCAAAGAGGCATACAGTGGCGAAATGTTAGCTATCCGTGCTGATTATGATTTAGATGAAGATGGGACACTGGAAGAGTCTGAAAAATTGCTGTCATCTAATCGAGTGGTATTGGGTAAATGATTAGGTTGCTGAAATCTAAAGGCTACAAATTCACGAAAAAGGATACGTTAAATAACCGCGAGTTCCGTGAGTTATCAACCGCCTTTGTTATCAATGAAGATTTATCAACGTTTGACGATAGGGTTTACGATGTTTCAACGACAATTGAATTGTTTTTGGAAGAGCGGCTTTATTCCGAAAAACGGGTAAATGCCATCGTTGATGAAACTAGAGCGGGTGACATTCACGAAATAACAGTAGATATTGAACGGTCTGAACGTGGGCGAATGGTGACATTTGTCACAACCAAAATCGGAGTAAAATAATGGCTATAAAAGGACATGACGGAAGTATTACCGTCGCAAGTGGTGCAATGGGCAACGCGAAAGCGTGGTCTTTAGACATTGCACAAGAAACGGTAGAAACAACAGATTTCGGCTCAGCAGGGTGGAAAGAAAGTGTTGCTACTTTAAAAAGTTGGTCTGGTTCTGTGACTGCAATCTTTGACGCGAGTGGTACTGCTGAAGGGGCATTGCAAACAGGCTTGACAGGTGGGTCAGCGGTTTCGCTTGATTTACAGTTGGGCGATGGACTTGGCTCATACGACAAATACTCAGGTAGCGCGATTATCACTGGTCAATCAGTGACTAACGACGTTTCTGGTATCGTAGAAGTGAGTTTCAACTTTGAAGGGACAGGCGCGATTACTATTGCGTAATGGAATGGGGTGTCAAAACCCCATTTTTTAAATATGAAAAAACTACTCGAAGCATTAGAAAAAGAAAGTAAGGACATTAAAACGGCTCATTTGTTTATGGACGGTGAGATGCATGAAATCTACTACAGAATTATGTCAGGAGATGACCATGCGCGGGCTATGGACTTATCTAAGCGAACAAAAACCGTAAAGGAAGCCGATGGTTCAACCACGGATTTATCGTACTATGACGATGACCTGCTTAGATGTCATATTATTTACTTTCAACTACTGAATAAGAAAGGTGAGCGAGTTTTTACTAATATCACTAAGGTGAAATGGATTCGTGAAAATATAGCTTATGAAACGTCGGCATATTTAGCGAGTGTGATGGGTCTGAAATCAGTCGGCGCAATCGTCGAGGAGCAGACCGCCGCAATAAAAAAGATGATTGGCTGAAGGCAAAGGCAATGCTAGCCTTTGAATTACATAAGTCCATAACAGAAATAAACGAGTTGCCAATGCAGGAAATCGGAACGCTATTGGCTTATAGAATGTTACCCAAAGGGAGTTCAGATGTCTGAAGACATGATAATTAAGGTTATCGTTAAAGGTAAGGCGGCTACCAGAGAAGTAAAAAAGGTAGAAAAAGGCGTTGAGGATGTTGGGAATAAGACTGAGCAAACAGAAAGGCGCACCGCTGATTCAGTAAAGAAAATGACGGTGTCGTGGGGCAAAGTAGGCATCGGCGTAGTGGCTGTTGCGGCGGCGATTGGGAAGGCAATCCAAAAAGGTAAAGAATTAAATGATGCTCAGTTAGGTTTAACGGCTAGTCAAAAAGAATGGGCTGTAAATCTATCTGAAACGAATAAATTATCAGCCGAACAAATCAGTATGTTTATGTCCACCGGTAAAGCGGCGGGGATGACTGATGATTCGCTCAAAGAGTTAGCCAAAGGCGCGGTTGCTTTGAGTTACGCATTCTCAGACGAAGCACCAGAATCATTAAGTGAAGCGTTGATGATGCTCATGCACACGGGCGAAGCACAAGGCTATGCGGTTGATATTCTTGAGCAACAGATGGCGACTCTTGGGATTAAGTTTGGTGATGTTGATTTAGCGACGGTGTCATTAAAGGATAAGCTTATCTTAATGAACATGGCTATTGATACAGGAAATAAGCGTCTAGCCGAGAATAAATACGCCGAAGTCGATAATGCTATTAGCAAGATGGGGAATAGCTTCTCTATATTGGGTGATAAATCATTAGAATTTTTAAATAATGTAGGTGCTTTCTGGGTCTTGAATAAAGCAATGCAGACCTTTAATTTTATTCTAGCTGACACCAGTCGTGCGTTTGCGTGGCTTAATAACCTCGTGAGTGGAACGGAGGAGTCACAAAAAAAACTTACTGAAGCCACGTTAAAAAGTAACGAAGCCGCCAACGAGTTAGTTGGAATAACCGAATATCTCAAGAAAAGTGGGCTAACCAAGCATCTCGAGGAAAGACGGAAAGCAACTGACGCGTCGACTAAGAGCGATAAAGAAAATAATGCTACGACAAAGAAAGGTATTAAGTTAACGAAAGCGCAGATTGCAATACAGAAAGTGCTGCTAGAATTAAAAGACAAGAAAGATAAGAAAATAGCAAAGGCGACGGCATTAGCTAAGCAACGTGAAGAGGAAAAAATTGCACGTGAATTACGCGCTGATGAATTAGCAAGGCAGAGGCTACAGGATGAGTTAGATAGGGCTGATGTCTGGGGAACTCATAGAAAAGCAGTACAAGAAGATGTAAAAAACTCATGGGTAAATGCTCAAGTTGAGATGGCTGACGGTATGGCTGAAATGGTCGTATCAGGTAAAGCATCGTTTAAAGATTTAGCGCAATCAATAATAAAAGACTTAATCCGCATTTATGCACGGATGATGGCGGTTAAACTTATCAGCGGAATTACTGGGTTATTTAATGGCGGTGACGGTGGCGGGGGTATGACGAAATCAACTTTATCTGCGAGTACAGATGGTAGTGATTGGGGGAAAGATATGTTTTCTCTTCCTTCAACGCATACTGGCGGCATCACATCTCATCATGCTGGCTTCATACCAAGCTACCACGTAGGGCTGAGAACAGATGAGCGTCTAGCTAAACTTCAAGTCGGTGAAGCGGTAGTTAACCGAGCAGGAACGTCACGCAATAAAGGTGCGATTGACGCGATGAATAAAGGCGCAGTTATCAACGGCGGTGGTAATTCAACAACAGCAGATATTAAATTTGAAGTTACGGCTATTGATGCGGCATCATTTAATAATTATCTAGTGTCGAATAAACACGTTATCGAGAACATTATTTCACGCTCTTTATCCACCAATGGTTCAGTTCGTCAAAGTATTAGAGCGGTTATTTAGATGTTAAACCTTTCCACTACATTGCTTGCAAAGAATGTTAATTGGGACATCGGTGAATCGACCAAGCAGGGTGAAGGCGTTCAGTTTGACTCAGGGGCAGAGCAACGGGTGGTTCGGTCATCAATTCCGAGCATTAACCTGTCCATTTCATATCGCGGTTTAACATTCGCTGAATTCGAAACTCTACGGTCTATGTATCAGAATAATCATTCTAATACTTTCATAATGGATTTGAGTGATGCGCCGAGTGGGGATAATCTAGATTTGCGGCGTGATGCGATGGGTGTTAATGCATCAGTATGGGTGTTTAAATCATTCATGTTTGGCGTGTCAGCTCAGGATAGGTTGTTTCATGGGAACATTGAATTAGTGACAAGTGTGTTTTTCAACTATTCCGAATATCAAGATGCGTTTGCTCAGTCGAGTAGCTATACCCCGTCACCATCTACCGACGAATCATTTATGGATGTGGTGATTGATGCCGCACCACAAGCGGTTCAATTAACATATCAAAACAACGCGCTATTTTCTAACATTGGTAAATCAGTTAGGCACGCTAGAAACAAAGGTGGCTTGAAGCGAAAATGGTCATTACAATGGGTGCTTCAGCAAGATGATTTCATGCGGTTGATAACTTTCTATCGAAAGAATGGTGGGATTATGGGTGAATTTGGTATGCCTGATTTCGGCGCAGAAGCGCATGAATGGTCGGGCTACATTGCCGACGATTATATTGCGGACGATTATATAACAGGGTCTGTAACCGATGGTAATACCAACGCTCGATTCGCTCAAGATTCGTTTCAGTTTATAAAGCGAGTTGACGGCTTGTATTCTTGCAGTGCTGATTTGATCGAGGTTAAACAATGAAAGATGTGACTAATAACGTCCGTCAAGACAACGCATTATCTATCATTCATTTATTTGAGTTTGATATGCACGACTTCGACAACGTGTTTGTTGAAACTTTACGGTTTACCGACCACGATATTTTCGTTGAGATTGGCGGTAATGAATATACACCTTTGGCTATCACATTTGACACGCTGAAAGAGGATTCAAGCTTGCAATCGGACTCCGTTACGCTGTCAATTGATAATGTGAACAGCGAGTTATCAAACGAGGCATTGACCAGTGAGTGGCGCAACAACAGAGCGTTAATTAAACGTGTTATTTACCAACCTGAATCACAAGTTTATGACGGCGAAACATATCCGCATGGCATTGGCGCACAGCTTGACGTATACCCGAAGTTAGATTTAACGTCTGCAACGGTGGATAACTTCATATTATTTC